TGCTGACGAGTCAACTGTTACAAAGGCTCCAGAAAAGGAAATTAATCTTCCTTCGGTTGATGTTACTTTCCGTTTGACTAATGACACTCTAAAGGATGTCGAGAAGGCTGCTGGCATTCTTGCTCTTCCAGAGATTGTTGTTATGGGTGATGGTAAGAACCTTTACCTTCAGGCAGCTGATTCCAAGAATCCTTCCGGTGACGTTTATTCTATTCAGATTGGCGACACTGATAAGGCATTTAAGGCAATCTTTAAGGCTGAGAATATTAAGATCATTCCTGGCGATTATGATGTTAATATTTCATCAAAGGGCATTTCCCACTTTGTTCATGATGATGTAGAATATTATATTGCAGTTGAGTCAAGCTCAACTTTCTAACTTGAATGGGGGACTTCGGTCCCCCTCTTTTTGCTATGGAGATATATTATGTTTAGGCAAATCCCTGGTGGATTGATTATCTCAACCTTGTTCGGTGATGAAGTTGCCACTAAGAAATGTAATACTTGTTACGAGGTAAAATATAAACATGAGTTTTATATTGAATCTGTTTCCAAAAGAAGAAACGCAGAACAAGTAAGAAATCAATGCATAGAATGTTGGGATAGGTTTAAAGGCGATGCCGGATGGGGTCGTCGTGTTTTGGAATGTGAAGCGTTGGAGAATGTATAATGAATGAAGAATTCCTTTGGACTGAGAAGTATCGCCCAAAAACTATTGAAGAAACTATTCTTCCTTGTGATCTTAAAGCAACATTCCAACAGTTTGTTGATCAAAAGAATATTCCTAATCTAATTCTAGCAGGATCAGCAGGTGTCGGTAAAACGACCGTAGCACGTGCTATGCTTGAGCAGTTGGGTTGTGATTATATTGTAATTAATGGATCTATGAATGGTAATATCGACACCCTCCGAAACGAAATCCTCAACTTTGCCTCAAGTGTTAGTTTGTCTGGCGGGAGAAAATACGTTATCCTCGACGAAGCTGACTATCTCAATGCCAATTCTACACAACCCGCTCTTCGTAACTTCATGGAGGAGTTCTCAAGAAATTGCGGATTCATCCTTACGTGCAACTTCAAGAACCGTATCATTTATCCTCTTCATTCTAGATGTTCTGTAATTGATTTTAAGATCAGCAAGAAGGCTATTGCTAAACTTGCCACTCAGTTCTTCAAGCGAGTAACTTTTATTCTTAATGCAGAAGGCGTTGAGTTTGATAAGGCTGTTGTTGCAGAAGTAATCAATAAGCACTTCCCAGATTGGCGCCGAGTTCTTAATGAGCTTCAGCGTTATTCAGCAACTGGTAAGATTGACTCTGGCATTCTGGCAAACATGACAGAGGCTTCAATCAAGGATCTTATCAAACTAATGAAGGATAAGAATTTTCTAGAAGTTCGTAAGTGGGTAAAGAATAACCTAGATACTGACGTCAATTATCTTTATAATCAGTTCTATGATATTTCTGCAGAAGCAATGACTCCAATAAATGCTGCTCAGCTTGTATTGATTCTAGCACAGTATCAATATCAAAATGCATTCTCTGCTAATCCGGAAATCAATTTCATGGCTTTCCTTGTCGAAGTTATGAAAGAGTGCGAGTTTAATTGATGGCTAAAGCTAAATTCCTAAACGTATTACTAGAGGAAAGAGATCCAGAGAAAGAGGCAGTTGGTTTCTTTGGTAATTGGGCAAAGCATTCAATTGAACAAAAGCAAAAGGAGAGGTATGACTGGCGTTATGAGAATAGCATCACTAAGGGTAAGAAGCAAATAATTGATGGTGACTATTCTCAGTGGCGAACTAATAACGTCATTGCAGGATATAGAGGTTTAACCAAGATTGTCAATGAAGTTAATATTCGTTACGGTATAACGGATCAAATGCATTATGATTATCTTTATGGTTCTGTTAGAAAGCAGAGTTATGAAAGAGCAAAAGCCGAAACAGAGAAAGAAAAGAAGGATCGTAAGAAGCAGGAAGAACTCCTAACCCTAGTTTCTAACTATTATAAATATAATAATGTTCGCACCAAAGAAGCATTAAAAATTCTTACGGCTGAACAGATTGAAATTATAAGAAATAAAAATAATAAAGGTGGAGTAAAATGAATGAACTTTTGGATTCTCTAGTTGAGGTGAAAATAGCCGAAGAAGAAGATTTTCTTAAAATCAAAGAAACACTTACACGCATCGGCGTCGCTTCTCGTAAAGAAAGAAAATTATATCAGTCTTGTCATATTTTCCATAAGCAAGGTAAGTATTACATTGTCCACTTTAAGGAAATGTTTACTATTGACGGCAAGCCTTCTAACTTTTCAGAAGAAGATAAGGGACGTCGTAATAAAATAATTCAGCTACTTCAAGAATGGAATTTATTGAAGGTTGTAGAACCAGAAAAGATTATTGAACCTATTGCTTCAATGAGTCAGATTAAGATTATCAATCATAAAGAAAAAGATGATTGGACATTAGAAGCTAAATATAACATGGGTCGTAAGAAAAAGTAATTGAAGGATTTATATTATGTGGCCATTTAAAGTTGAGAAAAGACTAAACACTCCGGCAGAAGAAAAGTTAGAACAGATTAAAAACATTCTATTTCCTCAACCTAAGTTGATGGAAGATATGGATGAAGGCGGGCAGTTTCATAAATGGCAAGTTGATTATTCCGCTGACTTAAATTTAAACGCTGCTCTTGTCGATCTTCAAGAAGGTCATAATGATAAAGCTGTTCACAATACCATTCTAGATATTGAAGATCGGCTTATTAAGGTAAGGGATATTCTCGAAGAACATATGCAGATCAGCAAAGAAGCTGAATATATAGTTGTTGAGAATTTGAAGGAAGATGTTGATGACTGACGAGGTATCGTTCGTCAAGTATTCAGAACTAGTACCTATAGTATTAGAGGCGGTTATAGATTCTAGATACAAGTATTTAAAAGAACTAGACTATGAAAATCATAAGTATGCTCGAGAAATACTTGAAAATGAATATAAACCAGCTGTCAAAAAATTAAAAGAAATCCTAGAAATTATCGCTTGACTTTTTTCTAGGTAAATGGTATGATAGACAAAGTTAGGAGAACTTTATGTCTATGCATATCCTTCCAGCCTATTACACGACGACTGTTAGTAAACGTAAACTGAGCCGTAAGGCTACAGCTAAGTCTAAGCTAGTCTCGGATCATGATAGATGGTTGTTATCTAAGGGTTTACACCCAGATCAAATAAAGTCGAAAAAAGATAAAAAATCGCTTGACTTATCGTTCCGGAAAGGGTATAATGAGTCTATGGTGGTTGATCGTTCTACTCGCCATTACGACAATAAGAAGCTAGTAGCTGGTGATTGTTCGAAGCGAGATATTATGACTAACCTTCACAAAGAACCAGAGCACGTTCAGAAGGAGATCCTGAAGAAAGCGAGTCTGGTGATGCCGCTCTATAATAAAGGCGGTCTACAATATGCTGGTCCAGACGTAGATCTTACTACTGTTGGATCAAAATCTCGAAGAGGATGATATGGCTCAGGTTAAGCTAAGTGAAGTGTTTTCGAATGTCTCGGAGAATATTACGCTCAACCGTTACGAGAACGGTTGGATGGTCGAGGTTTCAGGCAACGACCATAACGATAGTTGGCAGAATAAAAAATATATCTTCTCCGATCTAAAAAATGTCTTGACTTTCGTGGAAGAATATAGTAAGATTAATCTATCCTAAGAAAAGGGAGTTACGGATATGGACATGGTTCAAGTTCAGCTTCAAGATGAGACTGGTAACTGGCGTACGTATTCGTATACGCAGAATGTCCCGCTGCTTTATCGGGATAATATGCGACAGCTGCAGTGGCAGTTTCCGAATGCTCGCATTCGCACTGTCGATTCGAACGGTCGAGTAATCGACATCTTTTAATATGGAGAAAGTATATAATGGTAGCCAGTATTTCTAAGGTTGAGAAGGTATTTGAGGCTCTCGTTGGTCGTGGTGAGGAACTAACTGCTTCGCAGATTAAGACTCGCTATGGCGTTGCTAATCCGCATGACGCTGTTTATCAGATCCGTCAGTTGGGTTATGCGATTTATCTAAATGAGCGCAAGAATTCAAAGGGCGAAACTGTTGCACGTTATCGTGCCGGTAAACCAAGCCGCAAACTAATTGCTGCAGGTTATCGAGCACTGGCCGCTGGTCTCTAACTAAATAGAGGGCGGCTCAAGTAGCCGCCTTTTTTATGGGAGTGTGTGTCCGGAATTGGTTACGGCAAGGTCTGCAAAACCTTTTTATGTGGGTTCAAGTCCCATCACTCCCTCCAATAACACTTAGATAGGTACAGGCTCGTGCGAGCAAGGCGCCAGTAAATACTGATGCTCAAACCTTGTATCTTTATCCGTGGGCTCTGGTTGCAACCATCTCCGTCCGAGATATAGTAAACCTGTATCTTTCTAAGTGTTATGTTGTTCCATAGCACAACGGTTAGTGCAAACGACTGATAATCGTTAGATCTAAGTTCGATTCTTAGTGGAACAACCAAGAATACTCCCATATGCCGACCTACCACATGCGGTTTTGGGGAAGGGCTGTGTGGTAGCAGCCCGAGAGTTTATGGTCCCTTCGTCTATCGGTTAGGACATCAGACTTTCAATCTGAGAAGAGGAGTTCGATTCTCCTAGGGATCACCATTTATGGACGAGTAGCTCAGTTGGTAGAGCAGCCGACTCTTAATCGGCTTGTCGTGGGTTCGATCCCCTCCTCGTCTACCATTTGGACCCATAGCTCAATAGGTTAGAGTACTGGACTTTTAATCCATGTGATCTCAGTTCGAATCTGAGTGGGTCTACATAAGCACTCCGAATCACTAAATAGCAATGACAATAAGACTATTAGTGATTCGGAGGTTAGCGCAATGCACTATATTATTTATAAAGTTACAAACAAATTAAA